CGTGCGCGCTTCTTGGGTATTGGGTCACCGAATAAATCTAATGAAATCATAATCACCTCACCCTCTACATACGACGCGAGATAATTAATTCCAATTAAAATTTATTTTATTAGTTCCTTCACCTTTATAGCGCCGAGGGTTCCCATTTCTATTCCCTTAGCTTTGTAAGGATGAATAGGTTCGCCTTTGAGGTATTTATCTAGAGAAGAGCGATGGATGCGGCATCGTTTGCAGAAGTCTATTTTCTTCATGCCCATAAGAGTTAAATAAGCTTGAATGATTTCAGCTGGCGTTTTCATGTAGACATTCTAGGAAAGTTCGTGATTTTTGTCGAGATAGACGTTTTTCTATTGAATATAATGTCTAGGTAGACGCATACTGATGACAGTAACAAAAAACCCCAGCTCGCAACTGGGGCAACAAAGGAACAACATGATGAATGAAAACCTGCCTAAAGAATAGTCTCTTGGGTGGATTTTCAAAAACTAAATTCTCGTGGTTGACCTTAAATTATACTCCAATGTAAACAAATATTTTTACAGGAGAATATATGATTGGATACAGTCGCTTAGATGCGTGGCCAGATGAAGACTGGCAAGAAGATACAAACCAAGAGGAACAAGATTATGACAATACCGACACAGAGTGAAAGCATAGGAAAGCTGGCAGAAGCGCTCGCAAAGGCTCAAAGCACAATGGTAGAGGCTAAAGAAGATTCAAAGAACCCGTTCTTTAAGTCTAATTACGCAGATTTAACTAGCATTTGGAGAGCTTGTAAGGAGTCCTTAACAACTCAGGGACTTTCAATTTCTCAAGTGACAGGATTTGTAGATGGACAGGTCTTTTTAGTAACGACACTACTTCATTCTTCTGGTGAATGGATGAAAGGATTCTATCCCCTCTATTTGGGCAAACAAGATCCACAGGCCGTAGGATCGGCGATTACTTACGCTAGACGTTACGCGCTGGCTGCAATCGTTGGAGTTTGCAAAGAGGGAGAAGATGATGATGCGGAGAAAGCTCAAGATCGTAAAGCTCCCAAAGAGCTAATAACTGATGAGCAGCTTAAATCTCTAATCAAAGCCGTTGGATCTGACACTGAGGCTAAAGACATTATCCTTAAAAGATTCGCAGCTAAAGCATTCAATGAGATCCCAAAAGAGAACTTTGCTACAATGATGACCTGGTTAGAAACGCGCGCAAAGGAGAAGGCTAATGGAAAAACAAGAGTGGCTTAGACAAAGGAAGATCGGATCTAGCGATGCTATTGTAATCATGGGTTGTGCTCCTAGAAATTGGGAGGTCAACACGCCATTTAAGCTGTGGCAGCAACGGATCAATCAAACTGAATCGATAGAAACTGCACCGATGTTAAAGGGAAAGTTCTATGAAGAAGAAGCAACGCAGTGGGCCGAAGATCACTTAGGTATTCTACTTGAGAGGCAGAAGTGTATCTTCCATCCAGAGAATGATTTCATGAGTGCGACATTGGATGCTGTTTCGTTTGACGGAAGAGTAATTGTGGAAGTGAAGACGAGTCAGCAGGTATTTATGCAAATCTCGGCTGGCAAGATCCCGCCCACTTATTATCCTCAAGTTCAGCATCAATTAGAGACCCAAGGAGCTGATAAGTGTTACTTAGTAGGCTATGTGCCGGGATCAGATGATACTGAGCCTTTAGGGGCCTGTATTGAGGTTAAGCGCGATGATAAGTATATCGCCGACATGATGAAAAAGGAAAAGCTCTTTTGGGAGTGCTTGACTAACTTTACTGCTCCGGACCTCACAACTTGGGACTATGAAGAGCGGGAAGATTCTCTATGGGATGAAGCTGCATATGAGTTCCTTATGCTCGAGAAAGAACTTGAGGCATATGAAGGATTGAAGAAAAGACGGGATGAGTTTAGAGAGCGTTTAATCGAGCTTGCCAACGGTCGTAATAGCCGAGGCAGCGGCGTGAAGCTAACTCAGTCTTTCCCCAAAGGTAAAGTAAACTACGATGCTATTCCAGAACTTAAAGTAGTTGACTTGGATAAGTACCGAGAGCCAGCACGAGAACGGTGGACGATCTCAAAATGTGGTAGCTAAAAAAGTTTAAAGTTTTTATTTTATAGATACGGCCTAAACAAACCTCTCTTGGTTTCCCCTGAGCTAAATACTTAGGGGTTTTTTGTTTCTCTGTATTTTTGGCATATTGTAGTTAAATTTTCTTTAAATACTTTACAACGCTCATTTATCATATTAGGATTATCTAATTTAGTTTCGACAAGATAAACCGAAAGAATATGCATAAGGGCAGCTTCCATAGCTGTTAAAACCACCCGACCATCTTCTATTTTCAATTCTTCGGTAATAAGCTGGGCAGAAGTAAGAATATATTCTGTAGCTGATTTAATTTGATCATGAAGATTGTCTGGAAGATCGGAGACTTTCATTTCTTTTTTGCTCATTTTTCTTTCCTTGGTCTGCCCCTTTTCTTTTTAATTTCGATTTCTTTTGGTTGTTCAAACTGCTTCCATTTGAGCAAAACTTCTAGTCGATTGACCTTCTTGATCAGCCAAAAAGTTAGAGCAATACCGATGTTGAAGGATAATAAAATAGCTATATTCAAAAGAAGATCTATGCGATCCAGGTATTCATAGGTTTCCATGCGAGATCCTTTGCTTTAAAAAACTATAGCAAAGACAAAATAAAAAGGGGAACGACTTTCGTTCCCCAAAGAGAATAATAAACTTCCCCAGGAAGAGAAGTAAGAATATTTTAACCCAAAAATATTTAAGGACAAGAAAAAAGGGTGAGAAATGGAGTTTCTCACCCAACAAGTAAACAATGGAGAATTGGCACTCCCCTAAATGACGAGAGGAACTGGGTCACGGCTGAACTCTTTGAGGAACGCTATCCAGACTTAAGATCCATGTGCCTAGGACCTAGCGAAAACCTGAGGATCTTAGCTTCCCTCAACATACTGAAAAATGTTTTTTGTGGAAATAAATATTTGGATTGTTTTAGGCTGGCAATACAAAAAAGAAGAGGGGCCCCTGGAAAGATCCCCTCTAACGACGTACTTAACTATATGATTCCCGAAGTATAGCAGATCTGCTAAATTTCACAACAAAAAAAGTCGTTAGAGAAAAAAAATGGGGACCTTCTTCTATGAAATATAGGAGAAAAATGTCAATTATTCGCAATAGACACAATGCAAAAAAACCTTTTGTAATTTTAGATAGAGCAACATTATGGAACGACAAATTAAGCTTAAAGGCGTTGGGTCTTTGGGCGCGATGTATTTCTCGGCCAGATAACTGGAGGTTCTGCGTAAAGGAATTAATAAAAAGCTGCCAGGAAGGGCGCGATTCAATTTATGGGGGCATTAAAGAATTAATTGAAGTAAGACTATGCATTCGGGTGCAGCATCGAATACCAAATGGCAAAAATGGAAACACACCTGGTCCAGTCGAATATATTTTTCTTGAAGTTCCGGCATCGTCGGAAGAAGCTATTGAAATAGAAGAGGATATGAAATCTGAATTTAAAAAATCTTTATCGTATCCGGATTTCCAGGAAGCTGGATTTGAGGCATTAAAGGCTGCGGAAACCGAGGATCCTGGAACCGAGGATCCTGGAAAACGGACACTACCAAGTAACTATATATATAAAGAAAAGAAGAATAATCAATCTACCAAGGAAGTTGAGAGAGAGGCCTGCGGCGCTTTCGTCAAACTGAGCAAAGAAGAACATCAAAAGGCTAAGGAACTATGCGGGGATGCTTTAGAATCTTTGATCGAAGAGATGAACGATTACTGCGCCGCTCACGGCAAGCGTTATAAAGATTATCTGGCGGCGATTAGGACGTGGTGGAAAAAGCGTGAGTTGCAGCCGGTTAGAAAAGAAAGTGTTGAACAGAAAAGAAAACTTTTTTCTAATGAAATGAAAAAAAACTGCCGTTTCCCAAATGATTTTGAAGTGCTTATCGATGCTGTTAGATTCAAAGGCTATGGACCAACTCCTGATATCTACATATCCTTCAAAGAACATGGATTTGAAGAAAGGGTCCAAAATGAGTTTAGAAAGAGGGGGCTACTACCACCACATAGCTCAACGTGAAATAAGGCGAAATTCGGGCGTTTAAAGGCCTTGACGAGGCTTTAGCAAACTAGGAAGCCGGAAAAATATGTTGCTCCGCCCGCTCCTAGCAATCCCACTGTTTTTGTCGAACCATTAACACTAATCGAAAATTTAGCCGTGTCACCCGCTGTCATGTCGGTAAAATAGCAATTGCCTAATCCAAGTCCATTTGTTATGCCCGGCGTTTCACGCATCGCGCCCGGATTACATGTATTATTGAAATATGTAACTGCGGTTGTTTGGAACTCTAATTCTCCTTTAACATGAGCTGCTGTAAGATTGGTGAATCGACATTGTACCGTGAAAAAATATCGTCCTGTTACTGGCGCAGTGAATGTTCCATTTGTGTTAAAGTTTGTTCCTTGGTCGAATCTTTTGGTCCACGCAACATTTGTTCCGATTACATAAACTGTGCCATCTCCCGTAACGTTAGAGTCATTAGAATTAAGAGTGGCACTAAATGCGCACTGAAGCGGCATCGTTCTTTGATTGCCTGTCGTCATTCTCCAAACATCATTGGTTCCCAATGAGGTTCCATTTGAAATGGTGAGATTGTCGGAAACGCTATTATCTATACCCATCTCCCAATTTGTAACACCTGAAACATTCCAATTGATCGTTGGATCTCCGGCGGTTCCACCGCCAACTACAATAGTTTCTCTGGCCGCCGAAGAAGCAGTGTTGCTTGGATTTGTTATTGTAAGAGTGTTTGTAACCCCAGATATGGAAGCTCCGACTGTGTTATCTATTGCGTTATTTGATGATGCGACCATAGGCCTCCTAAGCTGAGATTAAGTTTCCAGTTTCTGATATAACTTTCCATGTTGTATTAGCTGTAATGCATAGTAAATATGCTGTAGCCGATGGCTCTGAACTTGTTAAAGTTCCTGTAGCACCAACTGTCGTAGAAATGGCACCATTTATTATAGTTTGGCCTGCATTCTGTTGAACTTGCCAACCTCCTGCTCCCTTTCCTACAATCCAAAGGACACTTCCAAAAGCCGCTGTAAGAGGTAAAGTTAAACCTACGACTGCACCGTTATTGGCTACATACCCCATATTTACAGCCATTTGAGTAGGGCCTACAACCGTGATTTCATTCCAGGAAATACCGCCCCCGGTAGAATTGATAGTGATTGTAGAACCTGCTCCGGATGTAGTAGTGCTTCCTGCGCCAAAAATGTTAAGATTATTTGCTGCGGGCGTCGCTGAACCGGCGTCGGCAGTAAAAGTAGTCGGAATCGTCACGCCCGCAGTAATGGTTACTGTTGATCCCGCACCTGATGTCGTTATGCCTCCCGCACCCAAAATATTTAAGTTATTCAGAGCCGGGGTGGCAGACCCAGCATTTTCGGTAAAAGTTGTAGGGATTGTGGGACCAGCTGTAATCGTGACCGTGCTTCCGGCTCCAGAAGTTGTAATCCCGGCCGCTCCATTGATTGTCAACGCACCAGCGGCTGGTATCGCGATTCCCGCCTGAGTAGGAAATGATGTGGCAACAACCCCGGAAACACCAATTGTAACGGTGTTTGTACCAGCGTTATTCGTAATAGTAATTGGAGCTGTTCCAGCTATAGTAAGATTACCCGCGCCATTGGGGGGAACGTTATTGATGGTTGCGATACCGACGCTAGAAGAAGCCATCTGAAGCCATGTTCCAGAAGTGGCTGTCCTATCTACCATAATCCAAGCTGTATTATTTAGATCATTAATCCAGATATCAAAAATCTGAAAGTTCTTAAAATCATTAGAAGTTGGATTGCGTCCAGGATCTAACCATTTTCTGATGGGAAAAGAATTTGTAGCAGGATAGGTGAGGGTACTTCTATCAACAAATGGCATTAGCTTTCTTTAACTCCAAATAAAGTAAAAATTCCTGTAGATATATTACCAGAACCAAATTGAAATCTAAAAGCATTTACAGTTGTATTGGTGCTAGTTCCACCTAAAAATCCGAAACCCGTTTGAGGCCCAACAGAATAATTCAGAGTGAACATTCCATTCCATGCGGGTTTATTACCATTTGTAACATTATATATATAAAACTGCGCTGAAGCTCCGGGTGCTGTACTCGAAACAGATTCTGAAACTGGTATAAACGTCGTAGTGTTAGCGTTCGTTATTGTCGCGGAATTATAATTAAGAAAGGTGTTTATTCCTGCCTTATAATTGGTTGCAGCATAAGAACTTCCGCCATCAGTTGAGAATAAAAGCTGGAGCTTTTGCCCATCGGTTACTGGGACGGCATTACTAACTACAAAAAAATATGTTGTATAAGTACTTGTGATGCCTGTTGTAAAACTAAGAGTAGCAGAATTACTTGCAGTTTGGGATTGAATTAAAACTAAATTTCCCACACCTGAGTTAGCCGCAGACGTCCAATTTGTACCATCTGATTTTAGGACATTTCCTGAAGTTCCTGGCGTTGCCCAGGTTTCTGTAGAAGCAACCCAATTAGTCCCATCGCTTACGATAATTTTGCGAGAAGTTGCGGATGCATTAGGGAATGTTGGTGTGCTATAAATATTATTCGTTCCATCAGAAACAAGAATTTTTCCTGAAGAGCCACTGGTGCTTGGATAAGTTGGCGTGGATTCTACATAATTTGTACCATCAGACTGTAACACTTTTCCCGATGTTCCAGCAGAAGTGGGAAGAGTGGGAGTAGAGGCGATCCAATTTGTACCATCAGATCTTATAAATTTTCCTGAAGTTGCACTGGCGTTTGGAAAGGTAGGAGTGCTGTACACATTGTTTGTACCATCAGAAATTAAAACTTTTCCTGCGGTTCCACTAGTATTAGGATAGGTTGGAGTCGAAGCAATCCAGTTTGTCCCGTCAGCTATTAATATTTTGCCCGTCCCAGTTGCCGTTGAGGGATAAGTTGCGGTGGAAAAAGTATTGTTAGTTCCAACACCTGCTCCCTGCAATACCTTTCCTGAAGCTGCTGTAGGAATATTTGAACTGCTATTTGTTACCATAAAAACCTTAAGCTACCGTTATATTTCCCATCGAATGAATTACGATCCATACCGAAGAAGCTGATGTATTAGAAGCTACAGCATAAATACAATCGTTGGCATTCGTTGACGCTAAACTACCAGTTACGCCTATTGTTGTAGCCGAACTTCCTATTTTAATCTGCTGCCCGGCCGCTTGCGCTAATGTCCATGACCCTTGTACGCCGGCTATTACAAAGACATCGCCTATTGTACTTGAAGCGGGAAGGGTGAAAGCTACACCTCCTCCTCGATCGGCAAGATAACCTGTTCCTGCAACAATAGTTTGAGTGGCACCTGTAACATCTGACCAAACTATACCACCACCGGCAGCTCCCGTTGCAGCAATCGAAATGGAGTTTGAACCATTTGTAATGCTAATACCAGCGCCTGCAGTTAATGTAGCTGCTGCTGGATTTCCTGCAGTAGAACCTATCAAAACCTTCCCATCAGTAGCCATTGAAACGAAACTAGGAACTCCTGTCGTACTGGTTATCATGGTAGATTGATTTGCAGTTGTAATCTCAGAAATCGTATTGTTTGCAGAAGAAAATAGGATGCGGTTAATTGTAGTCGTATTAGGATAAGTAGCTGTGGTTGCGACCCAATTAGATCCATCTGCTCTAAGAATCGTTCCTGTGCCTGTGGCTATAGATGGATAAGTCGCTGTACTAAACCCCGGATCCGATCCAACGCCATTAGACTGAAGTACGCATCCTGTAGAAGCCACAGGTCCTACCCCAACAATCGCAGATGTACCTTGACCGATTAATACCCCGTGGTTTGTAAGAGTATTTGTACCGGTGCCACCATGATTCACAGCAATATTAGTGCCTTGCCAAACTCCGGCAGATATTGTTCCAGTTCCTCCACTGTCAACGATGAGTCCACCAATGTTGGCCGCTTTATTGGCTGTACCAAAAGTTGGAGATGTAACATACAAACCGTAGCCTGTTGTAACAGAGCCGGCTCCTCCTTGAGTTCCAGAAGCTATATAAAGACCATAAGCATTAGTAATAGTGATCCCAAGAGGAGGAGCAAATGTAGGATATAAGCCTATTGACGCAGCATTTGTTACATTCGCGGAAGGATTGAAAGAACAATCGACAAAAATACCATCGGCATCAGCTCCTGTAGAAATATTGTTACCAGTAATCCAAGTACCAATACGATTTGAAGCATTAACATATAACGCAGCCGTAGTAGCAGCTGCCCCTACTCCAACAGCACTAAATTGACCAGTGTTTTGGACCACGTTGCCGATCGTAGGAGGAGAAGATAGTTTTACATAAGCCATAGTGTATCCTTAAAACGCCTCATAGCTTGTTCCGTTAAAAATAAACTCTGCAGCCTGGAAAGCCGAACTCATCACAAAAGTAGTAGCGCCGTCTATAGTTACCACTCCGCCAATCGTCGTCACAGTTATTGGGTTAGCCAATGAAGTCCCTGCTCTATCTTTTACTACAAATACACGACCAGTAGTAGGAGCATTAGGAAGTTGAATCGTTATGGCTCCTCCAGATGTGTCTACTCCCATATACTGATCTGCAGGAAGAACGATATATGGCGTGCTATTAACAAGAGTATAGGTAAATCCCGTACCACCAGTATTGGCAATTGTAATAGTGCCTGGTCCATTTGTAACGCTTATTCCGGCTCCTGCTGTAATAGTATTTAAAACTGGTGTAAGACCTGTTGATCCAATGAGAACTTGACCATCTGTAGGAGCAGCAGTCCAAGAAATAGCGGCAGATGATCCTGCTCCAATCGGAAGTCCATGAAGAGTTTGAGTGCCTAATTTAGCGGCTAAGGCAGAAGAGGTAACTGCGTTATTTGTATCGGTTCCTGCTATTGCCTGCGCACTAGAAGCAAGTTCAACCACCCCTATTTGCGATGTGGTGGACTGAATTCCTAGGATATTTATAGTGTTTGTACCGGCATTACCTATAGTAGTAATGCCCATAGTGGTATTGGCAAGTAGGTTAAAATTATTGACGCCGTCTGGGCCTACTGGGCCGCCAACATTACCGGTAATGGTCTGAATGGGCATCCCCGTTCCGCCACCACCACCGCTAGCATTTAAAGGACCGCCCTGGGACATTATACCCCGCCAATTGCGCTTACCACTTCCACCCAAACTGAGCCGCTAGTCGCAGCACCAGTTACTTGTTTTGCCCAAAATTGAACGCCTACTGATAAGAAAAGACCATCGTCTTGAATTCTATTTGTAGAAAAATCAAACAAGACAAAACTTCCTACAGCCATACGAATATGATTTGTAACGCCATTTATAGAAATATAGATCTCGGCATTCGTTGAATTGACAATTCTAACTATACGAGCGTGATCAGTAAGAGGAGAACCGACGACCGCATAAGTCCCGGAAATTCCCCCGAATGCTAGCTCGCGAACTGCATCAAATTGTGCTTTTGTTCCAAATGCCATGTTTTCCTTATCCTATTAGGTATCCGCAGAAATATGTTGTTCTTGTTGCACCACCCAAAATATCAACAGTTGCAGCAGCTTCACCAGAAACTACAATAGTCACTGTCGCTGTGTTAGTTGCAGTCATGTTAGCGAATGCAGTAATGTCAACAGTCTCATCTTGAGCCCCGGCAGCTTTCGTAAATGTTTTTGTGTATGTCGCGAGTGTAGTTACGATGGAGATCACAAATGTCGTTGCGATCGTACATCCAGTAAGAGCCACTTGAGCGTGAAGGTTATAAAGCCCTGTCACTCCTGCCGTGAATGTTCCGTTCGTATTCATATTCCCGTCTCTATCATATGCTTCAGTAAGAGCATCTGTACCGAGAGTATAAGATGTGCCGTCACCAGTTTTATTAACTGCTGTAGCAGCCAGGGAAGCCAAGAAAGCTGGGCCTGTTGACTTAAGAACGTTACCAACTAAAGTTGTATTTCCTGTTCCAGAGTTAATCGTAGTAGCAGATGTAGAGTTTGTTGAGCCGATAGTAACAGCATTAGCACCAGCGCCTGTTGCAATCGCTAGTGTTTTACCTCCAGTTGAGTTGGCGATGTTAATCGTTTGAGCACCTGTACCACCAAGAATTGTTGCTGTGCCGGTATTTGCTCCTGTACCACCGATATTGATAGTTCCAGAAGTAATGCTTGGGGCTAGAGTTACAGTCCCTGTTGCTGCTCCGTCAATACTTAAGTTACCTGTTCCATAAGCAATAGTAGTGGCAGAAGTAGTGTTTGTAGAACCCAGAGTGACAGTTTTAGCAGCAGCGCCCGTACCGATTGTAAGAGTTGTCGCAGCTGCATCGTTAGAGATTGCTAAAGCTCCAGTTCCTGATATAATTGTAACGGCTGCGTTTGTACCTGTGATATTTAATGCACCTGTACCAGATTGTACGGTAGTAGTAGAAGTAGTATTAGTTGAACCAAGGGTTACTGTTTTTACCCAGGTGCCAGTACACACGTTTATTGTGTTAGCTGTAGCATCATTAGAGATTGCCATTACA